ACCGGGCGAAGAACACAGCAAGCCGGATGAAAAATCAGAGGAGCAGCAGCTACCGGGACAGGACAGCATTGAAAACCATCCGGAATACATGCCGGATGAACCGGAAGAAGAGGAAAATGCACCGGAAATTGAAGAAAATGCACCGGATACTGGAATAATTGACAATAAAAATATAAACAGGGGATACAAATCTGCAGTTACAAACAACCTGAACGAACTGCAGAACCTGTGGAACTCCGGAGATCCGCACCGGATAGAAAAAATGATATCCATCCTGGATGATCTGCATTGGAGATTAAGAAAGATAGAAGAACTTGAGGAATCAGAAAACGAGGAGGAATAACATGCGGTACCGAACCAGTAAAAACATGAAATTCCAATTCGATGAAGAAACCCGCCGGATCATCTATTACCGCGACGATGAGAGCTGCATCTTCTGCAGACGGCAGTACCACATGGAAAATAAAGATCCAATGCTCTACCAGGCAAAGGACATCATGCATTACATAAACAAGTCCCAGGGCGGACTTGGAGTACCACAGAACGGAGCGGTGGGCTGCCGGTACCATCACATGCTGTTAGATAACGGCAGTAAAGGACTCCGGTCAGAGATGATCGTAATATTTAAAGAATACCTGATGCAGCAGTATCCGGACTGGAATGAGGATAAGCTGCGGTATAAGAAATGGGATTTTCCAACTTTTGGTTAATCAATATATCACAGGATACCAGTAAACGCGCGATTCTCCGGCAACCGGTGCCGGAGAGAAAGGAGAAAAATGTGCTCAACAGCAAAGTGTATATAAAAAAGTGTGTTATCTGCGGAAAAACCTATGAATCAATATCCACAAGAGCACTTACCTGTGGAAAACCGTGTAGAAATGAGTACCACAGAAGAAAAGACAGAGAGAAAAGAAGTGTAAAAACATGTAGAAACAGTACATTAGATGATGTTTTGAGAAAAGCAAGAGAAGCCGGCATGAGCTACGGAAAGTATGTAGCAATGGCAGAAAGGACAACAAAATGAAAAAGAAAGATATCTTGGAATTAAAAAGAAGGCTGACAAAGAATAACTGCACATTTTCCCGTATTTGCGGCTGTTATGTAGACGTGGATGGAAACATTGTGACAATGTTCGGAGAGACATTTTTAAACCTGCCGGATGAAGAATTTTATAAATATCTGGATATTGCAAAAGGAATTTTCAAAGGCAAGCTGAAAGACAACATGCTGAATCTGAAACTTTCACAGGAGGCAAAGAGAGAAAACGACATGCAGCAGTTCCTGCTGGCCATGAGAGAGACCGGATTAAAAAACGAAGACATGCTGCAGGCATTCTATGAAAGAGTGATTGACAATTATGATCATGTCGGAGACTACCTGATCCTGCTTTACCGTGATGCCTACGACGTTATAATAAAAACTTCTGATAACAACAAAATAGATGAATCAGAGGATGTCTACGAGTACATACTCTGCGCTATATGTCCGGTAAATCTGACAGCACCGGGACTGGTATATAGCGAAAGCGAGAATGCTATTGTAAACAGATTCCGGGATAAAGTAGTCGGCGCACCGGATACAGGATTTTTGTTCCCAGCATTCACGGATCGTAAGGAAGATCGAGATGCAATGCTCTTTTATACGAGAGACACGAAAGCACCGCACCGGGAACTTGCACAGGAATTAGGATGCGTCATGCAGACGACAGCGACGGAGCAGAAGGAAATATTAAAAACAGTCATCACGGAAGTGCTTGGAGACAGTGATGAAGGAATCGAGATGTATGAAGATTTCCACCGCGTTCTGGATGAAAAGCTGGAAGAGGAAGCAAAGAAAGAACTGGAACGCACAGAACAGCAGGAATTAACACTTGGAATCTTGGAAGAGACACTGGAGAAAGCAGACACGCCGCCGTCATGTATCGAGAAGATTGTAAAGCCATACCGGAGTGCTTTTAAAGAGACACCGACGATTGCAGCAGTAATCGACGAAAAAGCGGTCAAGGCAAGCTATAAGAGGGACAATATCGAACATATGAAAAAAATGCTGAAAGGTGCCGCAGAAGAGATTAAGATTTTGAACGGCGGAAAAGAGACGGAGTTGACTGAGAGAATACGGGAAGTTACGGGCGTTTAGGAGGAATCCAATGCATAGAGACAGTAAAGAACGCAACAGAGCGGTTAAAGAGATGGCAGACCGCCAGACAAGTATACCGAAGCACCCAGATCCAGATGCACTGAAAAGATTCAGAGAAGTGCCGTATCAGTTACGGTACGGGAAGGAGAAGAAGGATGCTGAATAGAGAGAAATATGCAAAAGAGATTTTAAATATTGCCTGTGAGGGACATAGCATTGCTATGATCGATGGAAAGCTGAGACAGTGCAGTGGTGCATCATGTAGCAAGTGTGATTTCAACAGTAATATTAATTGCAGAAAAAATATTAACGAATGGGCGAACAGTGAATATGTCGAACCACAGGTTGATTGGAGCAAGGTTCCAGTTGATACACCGATTTTGGTTAGACCAACTGAAGAACACGCCTGGATTCATAGATATTTTGCAAAATACGAAAATGGATCAGTGTATGCATGGGAACAGGGTGCAACATCTTGGAGTGTTGAAAAACCGACATATATATGCGACTGGAAATATGCAAAACTTGCAGAAAGCGAGGAAAGTCATGATTGAGTGTATAAGAACTGCGGCACGGGATAGCAAAACAGAACGCATTAAAGTTTCCTGCTTAGATATTATCGTAACAATGATAGGAAAAAAGCCATATTACGAAATCAAGTACAAGGAAATCGGAGAGGATTATTATCATGTTGGCTACAGTTCCTATAAGCTAGAAAATGTTTTAGCTTGGAAGGATGAGTGCTTTGAGATTGTGAAAGAATGCAGACCGCAGACCAATGCAGACCGGATCCGGAGCATGACGGATGAGGAACTTTTAGATTTCCTTTGCTCAATCGAAACATATGAGCAGGGTAGCGTAAAGACCATTGAGGGCGGTGTAGCAATGTGTTCTGTTACAGAGGTGGAACAATGGCTTAAGGCAGAAAGTGAGGGATAGCATGGAGAGATTAACATATGTGGCAGAGAATGGAGAAGTTTTATTTCATCCAGCAGATTTACCGGATGATGAGGGAATTACCATTACCCAACTTGCGAAAGATGGAAGATACAAAGCCCTGGAAGAGATTGCGGAAAGACTTGCAAATAGAGAGCAAGCCGAGGAGCAGGGATTACTTCTGCGGTTGCCGTGTGGAATTGGTACAGATATATATTACATTCCGAGCGAGGAAAATTTCCGTTTAAATTTATTGGATGGACACGGGGAAGAGAACCGAGTATTTCACCAAACAGTAGACAGAATAACATTCAAAAAAAATGGATGGTATATGGAATGTGATTCCGATTTAGAGTATGGAACTGGGAGAATTTTACTTGATATAAGCTATGGAGTTACTTGGTTTTTAACAAGTGAGGAAGCCAAAGCCAAGCTGAAAGAAATGGAGGAGGAAAGCGATGTATTGTGATGGAAGATGTCAGTATTTGAACGAACGTAAACACAAATGTGAGCTGACCGGAGAAAAATTGACTTACATGAAGCAGACCGGAAGTATTTCATTTTCCGTGCATGAACATAGAGGATTTTGCAAAGGAGATGAGAACAGTGCACATGACAGATAAAGAACTGACTATCCGGCAGATCGGAGAGTTCTGCACGAACACTCTCTGCAAGAAATGCCCGGTGGCAAAGTGGAATGAGGAAAGCGGTCTGCATAATGGATGCATGGAGAGCTTAAGACTTCCAGAGGTATCGAGGATCATGTTAGAGCAGATCAAAGGAAGAAAGGTGAAACGTGATGGAGAATAGATATTTATACCGCGGAAATCGGACAAAATGAACCCGAATGATTTTGAAACATACTTGCACTTATACAATGCGTTGGAAGAAAAGGGGTGTGAAGAATGAGCGAAGAACTTAAGCCATGCCAGTTCTGTGGTAGAAAACCTATAATCGAACACTGGTCAAGCGGTGGGGTGATGTATATGGTAAAGTGCAACAATCCGGATTGTCCTGTACCAGCAGAATCTTACCCAAAAGGACATAAACTGAGCGAGGTAATTGCCGAATGGAACAGGAGGGCGAACGATGGGAAGATTGATTGATGCGGATAAAGTAGTGGAACATCTTGAAAAAGTCAAAAAAGAAAGTGCTAGTTTGGTTGATATGGCACATATCCTTGGATTTCAAAGCGTGATTGATGTACAGCCGACTGCCTACGACCTGGACAAGGTTGTGGAGCAGTTAGAAGACTATCGATCAGAAATGGAACAGTTCGGGTGCGATGGAATACTAACTGATATGATCGAGATCGTGAAAGGTGGTGGTACAGATGAAACAACCAAGTAAACCAACAAGAGCACAAAAAGAAATTATATCAAACAACAAGCTGGTACCGGATCACTGGATGGTAGTATCAGAGAGTCGGGACACATTAGAAATTGTTAGCCGTAGAAGTGGCAGAAGAAAAGTACTGACAAAATAATTTTTAAGGTAATTATATTTATATTTAGCGGAGGAGGATATATGTTTTGCTCAGAATACGAGATGACGGAATGCGGTACAAAATTATGTTGCCATGATTGTGATAATGAGAAATGCGAAAAAAGATGCACAATCGAAAAAACAGGATGTGATTGCTTATACGAATCAGAGCCAGTTCCATTTGAAGAAAGGTACACTGAAACACCATTGAACAGACTCTTGACTGTGCAGCAGTAGACAACATTACACATGTAAATTATAATTATACAGAAATTACAAATATAATTATAAAGGAGAAAATAACATGCAAAATTTATCAGATCAGGAGAAAAAAGTATTAGAAATCATGAAGGAGTCCAAGCAGCAGTTGACACCGGAAGAAATCACGGCAGAGATAAATAAGAGATACGGGCAGGTTTGGCCGGTACAAGTAACAATAACATTCATGGCAAGATTAAAGAAACTGGGATATACAAACAAACATAAACGCTGACAGATCGCATGCAGCAGTACAAGGACGGAGGGCTAAAGTGGAAAAAGAAATACTGGAACAGATTTGCAACAGTCGGGCAAGGATCAGATATTTACAGGAATCCATTGACAGAATAGATAAGAGACGCGACAAATTAATCCGCGAGGGGAATATTGCAGCGGATGTCGTAGCCTGCGGGAAACGAGGCAAGAAATCACTCGGCACCGTTCTTGTACGGGGGACATCTTATGTAGAGGAAGACAGACTGCGAAGACTGCTGAATAAAAGGGAACAGACACTTAAAAAAGAATATGACAGACTCTTAGAGCAGACAACACAGGCAGAGGAATACATAGCAGAGGTTGACGACATCGAGATTAGGAACATATTGAGCCTGTATTATATCGATGATTTGAACTGGATTCAAGTGGCACACAAGATGAATGAGTTGTATAACAGCAGTAGAAAGAAATACACAGATGGTAGTTGTAGACGTAAGCATGACAGATTTTTAGAAAAAAAATGAAGAAATTTTCAAAACGTCGGTTTTGTCGGTTTTTCTGTGGTAATATTTAAAATGCGAAAAGCGTCAGTCAAAGTACTGGACAAAAGCCCCTTATCTATGGCGGTGTGCATTGCATTGAGCAGTGTGCACCGCTCCCTTTATGTGGAGAAAAATATGGCAATTTATAAAAGATGCAGTAGTTGTGGTAAGCGTTTGCTTGAAGGAACAAGATGCGACTGCAGAAAGAAAAGATATAAGGAATACGACAAATTTTACAGAGACAAAAAGTCAAAGGAGTTTTACAACAGCAGGGAGTGGTTGGAAGCGCGCAGAGAGAGTATAGAAACTTCTGACCACATGGACGTGTACATCTACATGACAACCGGAGAAGTGAAGCTTGCAGAGACGGTGCATCACATTATACCATTGAGAGACGATTGGGATAAAAGAACTGATCAGAGCAACCTTATGCCATTAAGCCATGATACACACAGCATGATTGAGCAGATGTATAAAAAAGATAAGCCGGGCATGGAAAAACGGTTGAAAATTATGCTTGAAGCGTTCAAAAAGGGGGAAGGGGGAGGTCAAAATGTTTTTTAAAAAGACGGACCGACCTCATGCCTTCTTAATCAAACGCAATTTTCTAAATAAAAAATAAAAAGTGGTAAGGGGAGAGAAAAATGGGACGAGCAAGAAAACCGGTGCAGACGCAGAAGGGAAACCTTACTGCGATTGACGGTTATAAAAGAAAAGCAGAAGAAGATAGCATTGTAGTCGGAAAGGATCAGTTAAAACGGGCACCGACATGGCTGACCGGACCGGATGCTAGAAAAGAATGGAGACGATTGACGAAAGAACTTGATAAAATTGACGTCATAGGAAATCTTGATCTAAATAATCTCGCAGGTTACTGCAATGCTTATGAAAAATACAGAAAAGCAACAGAGGAGCTGAAAGATGCTCCTTTTTGTATAGAAAAAAATACAAGGAATGGACCGGTTACTGTGAGGAATCCACTGATCGACATTCAAAAATTATACGCAGAGGAGATGCGAAAATTTGCAAGTCTGTGCGGTCTGACAATAGATTCAAGATTGAAAGCAGCAGTAACCAGAACGACAAAAAAAGAAGAAACTATAAAAGAAAAGTTTGGAGGAATCTGACACCGTGTCTATCCTGAATGATTTAATAAAATATTCAAAAAAATGCATATCAGGTGAAATAATAAGCTGTCAGAAGCACATCTGGGCGTGTCAGAGATTTATTGACGATGTGGAAAAATCTGCAAAAGATGATTACCAGTATTACTGGGATGAAGAGGCGGCTCAGAATATCGTCGACTGGTTTGCACTCTTAAGACATTCAAAGGGAACTCTCGCAGGAGAGCCGATCGCACTGACAGATTGGCAAAAATTCCGACTGTGCCAGCTCTATGGATGGAAAAATAAAGAAAACGGATATAAAAGATTTAAAAAAACATTCACGGAAGTGGCAAGGAAAAATGCAAAATCACAGGAAGAAGCCGGTGTGGCGCTGTATGAAATTTCTGTGATTGCGACAAAAAATCAGGAAACATATGAGGTTTATACCGCTGGAGTGAAAAGAGATCAGTCGAAAATCGTATTTAATGAAGCTGATCTGATGCTGAGAGGATCGCCCTTGAGAGATAAGTTTAAAATCACGAGAGATGCGATCACACATGTAAAGACAGGCAGCTTTATAAAAGCGCTCAGCAAAGATGATGGAAAATCCGGGGACGGAACAAACCCGGCAGGACTGATTTTGGATGAATACCACCAGCATCCGACGACAGAATTTTACGACTTGGGATTAGGTTCGAACACAAAAGAGTCTTTGCTGATGATAATCACAACGGCAGGGGTGGATTTAACATATCCGTGTTATGTGACGGAGTACACGTATTGCTCGAGAGTTCTTGATCCGAACAGTGACGTTCAGAATGAAGAATATTTGATCGATATATGCGAACTGGACAAGGAAGATTATGAAAATATAGACAATATCGGCAATGAAGATAACTGGAAGAAAGCAAATCCTATCCGCATGAGTTATCCGGAGGGCGTAAATAAAATTCGCGGCGAGTACAAAATAGCAAAAGAGATCCCGGAGCACATGACATCTTTTCTTACGAAGTGCATGAATATCTGGGTGCAGGCAACAGAAAACGGTTTTATGGACATGAAAAAGTGGAAAAATTGCGAAGTAAAAGAATTACCGATAGACACGAGAAAGCATCCTGTATATGTGGGGTTCGACATGTCTGCAAAAATCGACCTGACATCAGTATCGTTTGTGATTCCTTTTCTATCTGGAGAACATGACCAGACTGGAAAAGAAATTGTGAAATACATCGTGTTTTCACACTCATTTATCCCGAATAAAGAAAAGCTGGCGGAAAGAAAAGCACGGGACAAAGTGGATTACGATGCGTGGGAGAGGATGGGATTCATCACAGTCACAAACACACCGATCGTAGACCAAAATGCAGTAATGCAGTATGTGTTAAAAACCTGCGAGGAAAATGAGTGGGATATACAGATGCTATGTTTTGACCCAGCGAATGCAAGTAAACTGATGCAGGACATGTCAAATGAAGGATATGACGTCGAAGAAGTATTTCAGAGCCATAAAGCTCTGAACGAGGCGACGCAGGGATTCAGGGAACAGGTTTATTCCGGGAATATCCTGTATTTACACAATCCGGTATTAAATTTTGCGATGAGTAATGCAGTAATAAGAAGGAATAACGGACTCATCAAAATTGATAAAGATGCCGCAAAAAAGAAAATCGATCCGGTAGATGCGACGCTATGTGCGTACAAACTGGCGCTGTATCATGATTTTGATACGGGTTACAGTGACGCGTTGAAGAGTTTTATTGAAAGTGAGTGGTAAAATTGAACGTTTGGAAGAGAATTACAAATGCATGGAATGCTCTCAGGGGATATGGGGTAAACCTTTACGACGATGAAATACTGGACATGCTCGGCATAACGACACGATCCAGAAAAACACTGAGCGAAGTGACATATTTTACATGCTTAAAAATGTTGAGCGAGACAATGGGAAAACTTCCACTGAAATATTATCAGGAGACAAAACAGGGGCGCGTCAGAGCAGATCCGACAGATACAACATACGTTTTAACAGTCAGACCGAATGATTACATGTCACCGTCAACGTTATGGGGAACGGTAGAACTTAACTGTCAGCACTATGGAAATGGTTATATATGGCTGCATAGAGAATTCGAAAGAAGTACCTATGGTGGTGTATATAAAACTATAGATGCGTGGGTGCTGCAGAGCAACTGCGTAACGGTGATCACAGATGATAGAGGAATTTTTGGAACGAAAGGAAAATTATATTATCGTTACAGCGATCCGAGATCCGGAGAACAGTATTTGTTCAGAAGTGAAGATGTGATTCACGTTAAGACATGGTTTACTTTGGATGGAATCATGGGAGAACCGGTTAGAAAGATATTAGAATACACGATCGACGGAGCAAATCAAAGCCAGACGTATATGAACAACCTGTATAAAAGCGGGTTGACTGCAAGCATGGCAATGCAGTATGCATCAGTTTTAAGTGATGACGAAGTGAAAAAGATGCAGAAAAAATATAATAAATATCTAACAGGCCCAGAAAACGCAGGAAAAGTAGTGCCGGTGCCGGTTGGACTTTCACTGCAGCCGATAAAAATGAGCCTCGTGGATGCACAGTTTTTTGAATTAAAAAAATATTCAGCATTGCAGATTGCCGGAGCGTTTGGGATAAAACCGAATCAGATAAACAATTATGAAAAATCATCTTATGCAAATTCAGAAATGCAGCAACTTGCGTTTTTGGTGGACACGATGTCATACAGATTGAAACAGTATGAAGAGGAGATCAATGCAAAAGCCCTTCTGCCAAAAGAGATAAAAGAAGGGTATATATATAAGTTCAACGAGAAAGCGATACTGCGGACGGATTCAAAATCACAGATGGAAAATTTAACCAAGGCTGTAAATAATGGAATATATACGGCAAACGAGGCAAGGGCATTTTTAGATGTGCCGTGGCAAGAAGGAGGAGACACGCTGATGGTAAATGGAAATTATATCCCAATCACAGATGTGGGAAAACAGTACGGTAAAGGAGGAAGTACGGCAGATGGCGATACTTGAAATCAAAGGAGACATCATTTCAAATGAAGATAAATGGATATACGACTGGCTTGACTGGGATTCCACCGCCCCAATGGATGCCGACAGGGCAATTGCCACACTGAGTCCAGGCGAGAATTTAGAGGTGTTCATTAATTCGGGCGGCGGATCTGTAATGGCAGGACAGGAGATCTACTCGAAATTAAAAAGAAGAAATGATGTTACAATCGAAATTCAGAGCCTGGCAGGAAGCGCTGCGAGCGTAATTGCGATGGCAGGAAAGTCAAAAATCAGCCCGGTCGGGATGATCATGATCCATAATGTATTGATGAATGGGGCAAGTGGAGACTGCAAAGCTATGGAAAAGAATGCAGAGATATTGCAGAGGATGAATGAAGCACTTGCGTCAGCTTATGTAGAAAAAACCGGAATGACACTACAGGAAGCACTTGACCTGATGGATAAAGAGACATGGCTGACAGCCAGACAGTGTGTTGAATACGGTTTTGTAGACGAAATTGCAGAAAACAAAACGCAAATGATAAACACGACACAGGGAATGAGACTGACAGATGATATTAGAAAACGTGTCATGGAAGAACGCAATCAAAAAGAACAGAAAAGAGCAGAAATCTTAAAAGACCTGGATATGTATGGTATCTAGGCTTTTTTATTAAGGAGGTAAAAGATGAATAAAAGATTATTAGAACTGTTGAATCAGATCAATGAGAAAAAGGCACTTGTGCAGAACCTGGCAGAGGAAGGGAAGCTGGAAGATGCAGCAAATGAAAAGGAAGAGTTAAAAAAGCTCCAGCAGAAATTTGATATTCTCAAGGATATCGAGGATACAGAAAATGAAAAGATGAAAAATTCACTGGAGAATAAAACGGGAGCAGCGACAGCCAGTGTCGTGAAGCCAGCAAAAGAAGAACCGATGGATCATGTGAAAGAATTTGCAAACGCGGCGAGAAACGGTTTTAAAAATGCGGCGACAAGTATGACAGAAGGGACAGGAGCTAACGGTGGATATACAGTGCCGGAGGATATCCAGACACAGATCAATACATACCGAGACGCGGAATTTTCACTGCTTGATCTGATCGACGTAGAGAACGTTACGACAAATAAAGGCGCAAGAACATATCAGAAAAAAGCACAGCAGACAGGATTTACAAAAGTCTCTGAGGGTGGCAAGATCGGCGGAAAGAATGGACCACAGTTTGAACGCCTTGAATACGAGATTGAGAAATTTGCAGGCTACTTCCCGGTTACGAATGAATTATTAGAAGACTCGGATGCAAATATTACAGGGACGATTGTTGCTTGGATTGGAGGAGAGAGCAGAGCAACTGCAAATGCACAGATTCTTGCAGAGATTGCAAAGAAGCCGGTGACAGAACTGAAAGATCTGGATGGAATTCAGAAAGCAATCATCGTTACTTTAGGAGCAGCATACGCAGGGACTTCAAAAATTGTAACGAATGATGATGGACTTTTACACCTGTCAGCCTTAAAAGACAACAACGGAAATTATCTGCTCAGAAATGCAAATAACGATCCGATGAAAAAGGTACTGGCTGTCGGAGCGATGAGCGTGCCGATTGAAGTTATTGGAAACTCGGTGCTGAAATCAAACACTGCAACAGCGAAGAAAAGAGGAATTCCGTTTATCATTGGCGACTTGAAAGAAGGAATAAAAAAATTCGACAGAAAACAGATCACTATCGTTGCATCAGATACAGCAGCAGTAACGGATTTTAATGCATTCGAACAGGATATGACTTTATTCCGGGCAATCGAAAGAGAAGACTATGTGACGAAAGACAAAGATGCATTTGTGAACGGAGTTATTACCGTAGATGATGAAGCAGTGGCGGGGGAATAGAAAGTTATAACAATGACAGAGGTTACACCGCCGATGATTTAAACGGGATGACGATCGTACAGATCAAGTCATTGGCGGCGGAGCTTGGTTATAACATAACAAAATCTGTCAAAGCAGATATTATCGCCGAATTTCTAAAACAACAGGGGGATGAAAATGCTTGAACTGATAAAAAAACGTTGCGGAATAGCAGTGGCAGTGACAGTTTATGATGACGATATCCAGGAATACATCAAAGACTGTAAAGAAGACATGATCCTCGCTGGAGTAAATTCTGAACTGGTCGAAAGTGAAACGCCGGGGATTATAACAGCAATTACTTTTTACGTGAAAGCAAATATTGGAAACGACAGAACAGACACGGATAAATACATGGAGCTGTATCATAAAAAAATATTCAGGCTTTCATTAATGGAACCGGAAGTTGCACCGGTGCAACCAGAAGAAGGAGAAAATGATGTGGAATAAATCAGTAAAAATTCTGACCGGTCAAAAAACAGAACCAGACGAAGATGGATTCGATATATCCTCAGAAAGCTACCTGGAAAATGTACCTGCGAATTTTATGACAACAACGAGAAATGATCAGATTGTTGCAAATCAAAGCGGATATTCTGCGGACCAGAATATCGAGATCGCAGCATGCAATTATAACGGCGAAAGTATCCTGGTTGATGAAGAGACTGGGTATCGGTATGAGGTAAAAAGAACGTTTCAAAGCGATAAATCAATGAACATAGTCCTCACATGCGAGAGGAGAGAATAGAATGAGTATATTCGAAATGAGCGGAATCGATGACCTTATGAAACAACTGGAAAACCTGTCAAGGTCAACGGATGAGATTACTGAAAAAATGATAAATTCAGCAAGACCGATACTTGAGTCAAATGTAAAAAAGAATGTTCGAAAGCAAGCGAACAGAGGCTATGCGACAGGAGAACTTGCAGAATCAATAGAAGCAAGTAAAGTCGAGCATAATGCATTTGGATGCTATTCAGTGATAAGACCAACTGGGAAAGACAGTAAAGGCGTAAGGAATGGAGAGAAACTTGCGTATCTCGAATATGGAGTACCCGGAAGGGAGATACCGCATCCGGTTATAACAAGATCTGTAAATGAGAGTGAAACAGACTGCTTAAAAGAAATGCAGAGAATATTTGACCAAGAGACGGGAGCGAGATCATGAGTGTAAACGGAACCATTATCGCGGCACTGAAAAAGTTCAATTATCCATGTAAACCGGATATTTATACCGGCACAGAGAAAAGATATTTCACATTTAACTGTGCAGATGACCGGGGCACAGACTTCGGAGACAATAAGCCGGGCGGAAATGTTTTATCAATGCAGGTACACTATGTATTGCCCTGGAAGGACGGCACAAAAGAAATTAATTATTTGAAAGAAAAGAAGGAAATCCGGAAGGCTTTATTTGAAGCTGGATTTACATACCCGAGAGTCACAGTGCTCTTGGATAAAACTAATAATATAAGACATCTCGTGTATGAATGCGAGATAGAAGAAAAAATGGAGGATTAAGAAAATGGCAAAAAAAGGTTTTGAGTATGCAGTAGTAGGAAAGTACAGCGAGGAGACAGGAAAACACACAGATGGAAAGTATCTCGGGCCGACGTCGACTTTTAATATCACAACGACATCAAACGATGTGAAAGACTATGGAGATAATCGTGCGGTGGTAACAGATACATCAGTTACAGGGGGAACAACATCTGTCGAGATCAATGAGATGGTTAATGAGCTCTATGCATATATGCTGGGGCATACATACAATAGTGAAGAAAATACCGTTGTGTGTAATAAGGACGACATCGCTCCATTTATCGGAATGGGAGCGGTCGGTATTTCGAGAGCGGAAGACAATAAAGACAAGTACACGGCAAAATTCTATAAAAAATGCCAGATGAAGGAGCCAAATGATGAAAACGCGACACAGGCAGAAACACTGACATTTACACACACAACCTTAGAGGGAAACATGTTTGTGCCGGAGGACGGAAACTGGAAAGAACAGAAAACATTTGCGACTCTGAAAGAGGCGAAAGCGTGGTTAAACGAGAAAGTCGGTATTACAGCAAGCGATGCGGAAACCACGAATCCTAAAGGACAGGAGTAAAGTATGAGCGATCTGAGACCAAAGGGAGTTACAATTACGATCGATGGAACGGAGCGGAATCTGCTATTTACCTTGAACGTTATCGACGAGATACAGGATCATTACGACATGGCGATGACGGAAGTCTGGGACAAACTCACAGATAAAAGGGAAGCGGAAAAGACAATACGATATCTGCTCTGCACGCTTTTAAATGATGAAGCGGAGAGAGAAAAAAGAAACGGCAGGGAGTTAAAAAACTACACGGAAAAGGAAGTTGGGTGGATTATTTCCGTGGATGATGTGGATGAGATTTTAAGTGCATTATTAAAAGCATACGGAGTTTCACTCCCGGAACCAGATGAGGACGAACACCCAAACCAGAAGAGCGGGCAGATGAAAAAATAAACATCGCCCGCTTAATCTATATCGGGAAGAAAGAATTGAATTATACAGAAGATGAAATTATGACAATGACATTTCGAAAATTCTATCTGATGTATGATCAGTACGAAGAAATGACCGGTAAAAAGAAGAGGCCTACCGGCATAGATGATTTACCATGATTTCGCAAAACAAAAGGGAGCTGCTAATAGAGGCAGCTCCTTATTTTGTATACAGGAGGATACCGGGTGAGTAATAAAATTGGTGCGATCATAGCACTGGACGGAGAAAAAGAATTTAAAGCAGCAGTAACGGGAGTAAACAAAGAACTCTCGAAGTTGAAATCAGAGTCCGCCCTGGTACAGGAAGAGTTTAAAGGACAGGGAAACACTGCCGAAGCATTGCGTAAAAAGCATGAAGTGTTACAAAAAACAGTTGATGCACATAGGAAAAAAGAAGAAGAAATAAAAAAAGCGTTGGAAAATGCCCGTGCAGCCTATGAAAAAGTAGGGAACGGTTTAAATACATTACGGACGGATTATGACAAAGCCAGGGAGAAAATGGAGAGAATGAGGTCTTCGTCAGAAACCACGGACGAAGAACTGGAAGAACAGCAGAAAACCATTGATAAACTGGCAGAAGCAATAAAAAAAGGAGAAAGAAATTATACAACGGCCGCAAACAGAGTGGATAACTGGGAAGTGAGCCTGAACAATGCAACAGCACAGACGATAAGAGCAAACCGGGAGTTGGAGCAGATTGCGGGATATCTGGAAGAGGCAGAGAACTCAGCGGATGGATGTGCATCAAGCATTGATGAATACGGAAGAGCCATTCAGGAGCAGACAGAAGCGACGATCAGTTTCGGATCGGCGATTAAAGTCGCAGTAGCGGAGAAAGCGGTAGATGCTTTTACAGATTTTGCGAAGACGGCAATAGAATCATCAGTCGGAACTGCTAATGAAATGACGTCGGCAGCAAATCAGATACAGGCAAGCACAGGTATTGCTACCGATGCGATGGAAGATTATAAAAATGTGATGAAAGAGGTCTATGCGGACAATTACGGAGAGAATTTTGAAGATGTCGGCGAAGCGATTCAGGTCATTGCGCAGAACTTGAAAGATGTCGAACCGTCAAAATTAAAAGAGACGGCAGAAAATGTCATAACGTTAAGAGACACGTTTGGATTTGAATACCAGGAGCAGATCAGAGCGGTAAAAATGCTTATGGATACATTCGGTATTTCAAGTCAGAAAGCATTTAATCTGATCGCACAGGGAGCGCAAAAGGGATTAAATAAAAACGATGATCTACTGGATACGATCAATGAATACTCTATACATTATAAGCAGATGGGGGTAGACGCAGACGGATTTTTTAATTCTTTAACAAACGGTGCGGCAGCAGGAACATTTTCTATTGATAAACTGGGAGATGCTTATAAAGAGTTTGGAATTCGAGTAAAAGACACAGCATCATCAACAACAGAGGGATTTGAGCTGATCGGCATGGATGCAGATGCTATGCGTGAGAGATTTGCAGCAGGAGGAGAGTCGGCGAAGGCGGCAACGGCGGAAGTACTGGATGCCCTGTTCAGCATGGAAGACCAGGTTAAACAGAATCAGGCTGGTGTAGATCTGTTCGGTACGATGTGGGAGGATCTTGGAATTGAGGGTGTAAAGGCTCTGACGAATGTTAATGGAGAGATTTCAACGACACATGATGTTATGGAATCGATTCAGAATATTAAATACAGCGACACGACAAATCATCTCACACAGCTTGCACGGACTTTTCAGATGAAAATTGCAGAGCCGATCGAAAAAGACGTTTTGCCAAAAGTTAATAAGGGAATTGAACTTGTAGGGAATAACCTGGAAGAGGTGGAAACAACAGTAATTGGACTTGGGACAGCGATTGCACTGTATAAATTTTCAAAAACAGATGTATATGTGAGCCTGGCAAGCACGATTGGAAAAGTTGCTACAGCAACAAGAAATGCGACGGGAGCGACAAAGGCGGCAGCAGCGGCACAGGCTCTTTGGAATGCGGCTATGAATATGTCTCCGATCGGAATTATGATCACGGCAATCACCGCGGTAACGGCAGGACTAGTTTTATATAAAGCAGCGACAAAAAATGCGACAAATGAAACAAAACAGGCGGTTGACGCAACAAAAGAATTTTGCGATGCGGCGAATGACCAGATAGACAGTATTAACAACACGGCGCAGGCACATAAAGAAAATGTTCAGGAGACACAGGCACACTGGGAAGCGGACAGGATGCTGATCGAACAGCTGTATGAGTTAAACGATCTGGAGGAGAAAAGTTCCGGGCAAAAAGCAGTGATGAAGGGGATCGTTAATGAACTTGCGGATGATATACCGGAGCTTGCAGCAGCATTTGATGAAGAGAGCGGATCAATCAGCATGACGAGGGACGAGCTGGAAAAGCTGATCGATAAAAATGAAGACTATTATTTAATGATCGCGTCGCAGGATGCGCTTACTGATTATGCAAAAAATGCGGCAGATGCTCAGATCATCATTAAACAGACAGAAGATGAACTGGATAAATTAAGAGATAAGTTCGAGGAGACTGGGACAACATTCGGAGACAATTATGAACTGATTCATGAAGGTGGGACAAGCTGGGGAGGGATGTCGGAAGAACTGGCAGGATTGACAGCACAGTATACAGAACTCATGGAAACCAGACAAAACGCGATGGACGCAGAAGAAGAAGCAAAAGACGGCATGAAGGCAGCACAGGAGACCGTTGAGAGTTACAAGGGAACACTGGAGGAGACAGCAGACAGTGTGGAAGACATGTCCGCTGCAGAGGAACAGGCATCATCGGCAACACAGAAAGCGACAGAAGAACAGCAGCAGGCATATCAGGAATTAAAAAACACCATATCAGACAGTTTGAAAAATTCTATTTCTTTAATGGAAGAATTTTCCGGGGGCGAAGAAATATCCGCGAAAAAGATTCTGGAAAATTTAGAAAGCCAGATCAATGGAATGTCAAACTGGGCTGATAATATGGAAGAACTTGCCGGTGCGGCCGGCTACGGAATGACGGAAGAATTTTATAATTACCTTGCCGAGATGGGACCGCAGAGTGCGAATCTTGTTCAAACGCTTGTGGACAGCTTAAAAAATAATAAGGGACAGTTCGCGGAGATCTGTAAGGACTGGACGAGTGCAATGGATTTAGAAGGCCCACTGTCGGATAAGGTGTCAGGAGCGTACCAGAAGGTTATTGATGAGACAGAGAACTTTAAAAAGAAATACACAGACGAAGCAGGAAACCTTTGCGTTGGCGCCGGGAAAAGATCGAGTGAAGAACTTTCGAACGCAGCAAAGACGATCAATGAGCAACAGAAGGTCAGTGGTCAGGAGAGTATAAAAAAATATTCAGAAGGAGTCGCCTCACAGCGCGGAGAATTAGAAAGACAGGTCACGGATACCTTAAACGGTGCATTAAATCCAGCCAGGCAGGCAATGCCGGAACAGTTTTACACAAGTGGCACATATGTGGCACAGGGACTCGCAAAAGGAATGAGAGATTCATCGGCTGTAGTAGCGAGCGCTGCAAGAGATTTGGCAAACACGGCCAACACAACGTTTCGGAAAACGGTAGACATTAACTCACCTTCGAAAAAATTTGCAGAAAACGGTAAATATATCTCAGAGGGAGTAGCGGTCGGCATCCGTGGCGCGAAAAAAGAAGCGGAAGATTCCATTGTAGATCTGTGCAACGGACTGGAAGAGACTGCAAAAGGCGAGCTTGAGATCCATTCCCCGTCGAAAAGGTTTAAAGAAAAAGTTGGAAAACAGATTGCACGTGGCGTTGCATTTGGGGTCACAGATGAAAAAGGAAATGTTGCAAAAGAAATGGAAAAGTTTGCAACGGACATGTACAACAACGCGCAGCAGGCACTTAGAAATATGAATAAAAATCAACCAATGTACAGCGACATTCAGCAGGCATATATACAAAGCCAGCTGTTATATGAAAAAGCAAAACGAATGCAGCAGGAGGCTCTGAATGAATATTCAAAAAACGTGTACAAAGCAGCTAATGCATGGTTCACATCTTGGAAAAAAACAAACGTCACAAAGCTTGAGGATGAGAAGTTTTTCTGGAAAAAAGTATTAAAAACAACAACAGAAGGAACGGAAGGATACGCAAGTGCATATAAAAAGCTGGCGAGCATTAAGGAATATGAAAAAGCTGCAAAAAATCAGCTTGATAATAATTTCTGGATATCGGAGTACACAGAAAGTTCAACCGGAGAGAGGACAAAGAAAAAACTGGAAGATTATTACAGCGAGATCTATTCGGCAGCAAGTAAATACATCGACAATTACAGTGTACTGCACAATGTTTCACTGCAGGAAGAGGAAGATTACTGGAAAAAAGTGCAGAAAAAAATGCAAAAAGGTACACAGGGATATATCGATGCGACCAAAAAGCTGAAAGAAGTACAAAGTGGAATAAAGGAAAATGTGGCCAAGCAAAAACAGACCAACAGAGAATACGGTCTGTCAGGTAGCACGCTTGATGTCTATAAGACATATTACAATGTTTCTGCAAAAGCAGAAATGCAGTATTGGGATCTTGTGAGAAAAAAAGCAAAAAAAGGGACGGCAGAGCAGATTGAAGCTGATCAGAAATATTATGAGGCAAAGCAGAATTATAATGACCAGTTAAAAGAACTGAATGATGATTACTATCAAAATTGCAAAGACGTAAAAGATAAACTGAAAAATGATATCGAAGATCTGCAGAAAGAATATAAAGATACGGTTGCAGATAGAAAAAATGCAATCGCATCCAGTTTTAACCTGTTTGATGAGTTTGAATCAAAATCATCATCAGGGAAAACACTGCTTTACAATTTAAAAAGCCAGGTTGCTGGAATAGCCGACTGGGAACAACAGCTTGATGCACTTGGAAAGAAAGGAATCCTGTCGGATGGTCTTATGAAAGAACTCCAGGAAATTGGACCGGGGGCATCTGCGTCAATTCATGCACTGAATCAGTTGTCAGAAAGTGAATTGCGAGAGTATCAGAATTTATATGACCAGAAGAATGCACTGGCAGAGTCACAGGCGGTAAAAGAGAATGAAGATCTGAGAAAAGAGACACAAGCAAAGATAAAAACACTGAAGGAGGAAGCACAAAAAGAACTGGATGAATATAAAAAAGAATACGATGCCGCGGTAAAGAAAATAAAAAAAGGAATAGAAAAACCTTTGAAAAACCTTGCAAAGAATGCTTTGACAATAGGAGAGGATGCGGCTATCAGCCTGGTTACCGGAATAGGTGACGGAGCAGAAAAGAAATCAACAGATGTGAAATTAAAAAAAGTCAACAATAAAATTTCTAAAAAGCTTGGAAAACTTCCGGCGGCTGGCAAAAAGATTGGAAAGGATACACTGCAGGGAATCCTTGATGGACTTTACGATGAGAAGTCGATAAATTCTTCTGCAAAGAACTTGATCGATGCATTGAAAAAAGCAATGCAAAAAGCTGCGGATATTCATTCACCGTCAAGATTATTTAAACGTGAAGTCGGAAAGAGAATCGGCGAAGGGACGACAGAGGGCATCATCGAGGAGACAAAAAACGCGGAGAAAGCCGGATCGAATATGATCAGATCGCTATTGGAAAAACAACAGGAAGAATTGCGGAACAGGCAGAATACCGTAAAAGGCAAGTTGGAAGAGATTAACGATAGTGCACGGATCGCGGCGGCAAATCAGACTTTATCCACATCGCAATCAAATCAGATTATTGCACAGGTAGATAACTCCGATCTTATTTCTATGTTTGGAGAAATGATCATGGTAATGCAGCAGGGATTCGATGCAATGGCAAATACACAAATCGTTACAGACACAGGAACACTGATTAGTGAAACGAGCAGGGGAATGTCAGAAGAATTTGCGATGATGAGCCGGAGAAGGAGGTAGGAAAATTGTGACAATAGATGGACAGGATGTGAAAGAATTCGGGGTGCAGCAGTGGAATTTAGAACATGATTATTCGCAATTAAGCAATGAAAGTGAATGGCCGGATGGCGCGACTAATCCACTCATTCTTCCGAGCACAACAGGATTTAAGAAAGTCAAAGTAACAGTCATGATACGGGGAAGCGACAGAAAAGAAATCTGGGAGAAAGCGGGAATGTTTATAGCCCGCCTGTTAACACCGAGAGAATACAGTTTTGACGGATTTGAAGGACGATATTTTTTCGGATACTTGAAAAATGCATCGCAGGCTGAAACCTGTCTGCAAAAGTGGCATAAGGCGACATTGGAGCTTATTGGATATGAATACGGTGAACAGACGCAGGTAGAAAGCACAAAAAATGTGATCACACTGACAAACACGGGGACATTATTAACACCGGCAGTTGTGAAGATAACACCAGTCATAAATTTAACAGATATCACATTGACGGGACTAACGAGAAACACGATAACAGGGGAAGAAAAAAACATCACAGTAAAGAACCTGACAAATGGGAAAGCGGTCATAATTGATGGAGAAACCGGTTTAGTCACAGAAAATGGAGTAAATAAATACTCAGACGTGGATTTGTGGGATTTGCCGTCACTGGTCCCGGGTGTAAATAAAATTACAGCAAATAAAGATATTAACATCACCGTGCAGTATAAACCGCGGTATTTCTAGGAGGAGAAAACAATGGAAGAAAGAAAAATTACGGTAACAGCTGGAGAACTTAGAAAAAACTACTCAAGAGTAACAGAATTGATAAAAGAAAAGAAACTGTTTACAGTAGAGGTAAATGTTGCACTGGCGAGAAACCATGCGGAATTGGAAAAACAGCTTAAACCAATCGACACAACGGCTTATAATCTGTTAGAAAAATATGCGGTAAAAAAGGAAAATGGAGAGTTTGAAGTTAAAAACGGACGTTACCTGTTTGAAACAGATGAAAAGCAGAAGGAGTACATGGATCAGGCGGATGAACTGGAAAAAACAGAAATTGAAATTACTGTCTTTAAGGTAAAATCGGAAAAGGTTGTAGATGGAAAACATGATGAACCTACAGCACTTGATCTTGTGGCAATGGATTTCATGTTAGAATTTTAGGAGGATGGAAAGATGCTCTTGAAATTATACAATTTGGAGCATGTTCAGATTGCCGGATTGAAAAATCATAAAAATGCAACTGTAGAGAGTGAATTATCAACGGGAGATAAAACACTCTCTTTTTTATGGCACCAGAACAACCGGCAGAAGATACCACATGAGTATTACATCCGGACGGATACAGATGAATTTGTGGTAAAAGAAAACTCCAAAACATCGAATGGATACCGGAAAATTGTTGCAAAATTAAATATCGAGACGATAGAAGGAAGAGGCTGGCGGGAGTTTACTTTAAAAGGCTGTACAGCACAGGAAGCGACAGATTATGCACTGACAGATACGGGATGGATCTGCAGGTCGACGGTACCAGCAGATAGAATAA